GGTCTACTACAAATTCAGGTTTCAGCTCAGTCTCTTCAATAACTTCATTCTCCATCTTTGACCCTCAATACATTTCTAACCTTAGTTTGTAGCTCTAGTAGGTAACTTGAGTACATCTTCAGGGATAGGATAGTAGACTTTAAGTCCTTGTCAGTGGTGTCGGTCTGTATAAACCCCATTAAAGACATGACTATTTCTTGCTTCTCTTTCTCTATAAGATTAAACACAACCTCAGCTGCCGGAGTCAGTGCAGTTCGTTTGGCTACCTTAGCTTCACCCCGTTCTTTAATCTTTTGCTCCCGACGCTCTAATCTTTCGCTGTTTACGCCTGTGTAGAGTATTGAATCATCACGCATTATTGCTCCTGTCCAGCCATTTGTAATGCCCTTAGTATCTGCTCAGGTGGTAAGCCTGCTTGTTCAGCCTCTAGCATTGTCAAGGCTGTTTCTTCGTCTACTCCGTGTTCTTCCATAATTGCCTGCATGTCTACCATCTGCTGTTGGTCTGGGTCTGCGCCTTCAGACTGTTGGCCTGCTTGTAAACCATTCTTCTGAGCTTGAGCCTCTAGTTGCATTTGTTTACCCTGCATGTCTAGTTGGTGCTTCTCGTCAGACTGTTGCAGTGCTTGTTCAGTTTGTGGGTCTTGACCTTGCTGTAATGGGTCTATTGGTTGTCCAGTCTGAGGGTCTATTTGGCTCTGTTCCGCTTCTTCTTCCATGCCTTGCTTTTCTTCGGGGGTAATTTCAGTCAAAATGGCTTTGTTCTCGGTAGTTAGCTGAATGATAGAACTGAAAAGTTCACCTAGATTCAGTTTCTTGCCGGACTCCATAAGTGATTGTTCAAGTGTTGGATCAGTAGCACGAAGTTCAAGAATTTTAAGTAGTCCTTCTAATCGTTTAGCCTCATCGGTTGAACGGTCTTCTTCGGGTACAATCTCAAAGTCAAAGGTAGCACGGACGTTATCCCATATAACTTCTAGTTCTTGTGATGGCTGTCCATTCTCTCCTAATGGGAAGTCTAGTCCTGCCTTTTGCAAGCGCTCAACTTCATCTTTAGATAGCTTTAGAATATCTGAACCTTGCATGTTAGCGAATTGGATGTTTATCATAGACTTAGCAACAAGTGCATAGACTTCATATAGGTTGTCTTTAAAGTCATCATCATCTATAGATAGACTTGCTGCTTGGAGTTTCACGCCAGCTGGTGTTCTAGAGCCAATAGGGTCGCCACCTTGACCTTGAGAAGTTGATGTGTCGCCTGTAGGTATAAGTTGACTTAACGAAGCCTTGTACATGCTCATGCGTTCAGGTAGTTGTGAGTAAACCCCATTAGCCATTTCCATTCTAGTAACCTTTGCACCACCTACATACCAGTTAGCATCTTCTTCGTAGACCATTGAGTCTTCGTCTATATCATCTTCGTTGCCTTCAATAAGCTTAGGTGGTCGGACTCCTAGTTGAGTAGCAAGGATGTCATATTTGCGAAGTATATCTAGGGAGTTCTGTGTTCCACCTGCTAGTTTGACAATACCAATACCGTATGGGTTGTTAAAGTCTTGGTAGCAATAAACATAATGGACTGGTATGTCGCCAGTAGGGTCAGGGTTAGACCATTTACGAACTGTTGAGTCAGTTGCTTTGTGGTACATATAGAATGGTGCTTCAACACCTCTTTGGAATGCTATGCAGAAGTGTACACCGCTAGTTTTAACAGACTTGTTCTTATTGTCTCGGTGTTGCTGGTCAACAGTTTTTTCTTCTTCTTGCTTAGAGGCAATTATTTTCTTTAGAGCATCTATGTCCCATTCGTTATAACCATCAGTCGTTTTCTCTTTAGTCTCAGCCTCTGCTTGCTCTAGTAAGGTTTCAACTTGTTTTACGGTGTAGTATACATCCCAGAATATAATGTCGCTGTCTTGATCGGATACTTTGCCTGGTTCTAGCTTTACGTCTTGTACATACGGAACAATAAAGTCTGAGCCTGTGTAGCTTCCGTTCTTAACAAACAGTTCAATAACCGGTTGGCTACCATAGATAGCTGCTTTGCGAGCGACATCTTTCCACTTACGGATAAATGGTGCTTGGGTATTAGCGTTGGGTACAATCTTTTTTTCCCAATAGATGTTGGCAAGCTCAGTTAGCCACTCGTCATCACTGTCTAGAGCTTTAACTCTTCCAGTTAGGTTAGGGTCAATGACTCTTTTAGGTAATTTAAATAGTGCGGCTGCTAGTGAGCCATCATTTACTTCAGGTAGTGCTTCGTCTAGCCCCTCAATTAGTCCGTTGTCTGCAAGTCGTTCAAATTCTGCGTAGTCTTTGCGGTGTTCTTTAGCTTCTGCGATGGCTTCTGTATAAAGACTGCCTATTTCCTTCGTTGTATAGAATGCCATTGGGTAAATCCTTTTGTGGACAGACCCGATGGAACGGCTTTCTGCTTATATGCGTAATTATAGCACATTACTTAAAATCTTGCTTGTATTCTGTCCAGCGTTCGATTAGCTTCACTGGTTCGTTGTTCTTAGACATAATAGTGATTGTTACTTTGGGTGAACCCTCTTTAGTAATGTGCTCAAGTGCATGAATAATATCTGATAGTACGGTAGCTCTTGAAGTAAAGCTTTGTCTCTCTATTTCTTTTACTGCATGAGCGAGCTTATCGTAATAGGATTCAGATTCAATTATTATAGTGCCGTCAGGTTGGGGTGTGGTAGTTGTTACCTTGGCGTGTTTCATGCTACCACTACTTCCATAACATTATAAGGAGTCCTCAGTAATCTGTCCTCGATTAAAGCCACCTTATCAGTAAATTGATTATATTGTTCGGTATACATTAAATAATCGGTGATGGTTTCTATTTGTTCTTTGGTAAACAGAACACTACCTGGTAGAGGAGTAAGTACAGAGTCTTGTGATCTACCCACTCGGTTGACTACTTCTTGGACCAGTTTCTCACCTCTAGCCTTGATGTTTGTAGCGTCTAGTTGATTAGACATGGAGTCGTGTCCTCTTTCTTTCTTTACGTTTATGTTCTTTCTTGACCGGGGGTCTCTCTGATTGATACAGTTGCCAAGCTATTGCCAGGCTAATAATTAAATCGTCATGTGCGCCAGTCTCGGCTTGAGCCTTCCAACTGCTAGATGTCTGGCTGACTATAAAACTGAACATCTCGTTGACTGTGGGCTTGTCATAGATAGTTATAAGTTTGTTGTCTATGGCTTCCTTCAGCATAGATAGCATGGTGGGTCGTGAAGCACTTGAAGTAGTCCAGCCAAGCTTTACAGAGTCCTCTGTGGTGTCAGTAGTGCCCACGTTGGATTTCTCTACATAAATAGTGTACTTGCCATCTCGGTTAAGAGTTGCCAGTCGTTCTATCTCGGCTACTCCACCGTTGTTCCTCTCGAATGCTACTACTGGTTTGACCTTAGTTTCATCATATATACGTTCTAGCTCTAGGTGTATTTTGGGGGTCATTTCGGTTGCTAATACTTTAGAGTGAAAAACTGTTGGTACATCGAGGTTGGTCTTTGATAGAAACTGAGCGGCTGAATAATCCGTACCGCCCCACGATGTATCAACACCTACTACTATAAACTCACCCTTTTGGTATGTACGGTATCTACGAAACATTTAACGGCTCTCTGGTTAGTCTCAGTAGTTCCCGTAGTGCTTCTTGGTCAAAATAAAGCTCACCCGATGTAATGAAGGCTATCTCGGCACTACTAGGATGCTCTTGGTCGAACAGTCTACCTAGTCGCTTGCGTTCGCTATCCATGTACTCCTTAGAATAAAAGTCGTGGCTTGAATAGAAGTGGGGCGTGAACTGTGTCTCGCCTAGTACCGAGTCATCCCAAAAGTTCTTGAAGTCTGAGAAGCCATTAGCAGTAGTCTCTATGACGAATCGCCCTGTTGGTATCAACGCAGTACCAGCACCAGCTTGAAGCTTTAGGAAGTGCTTATAGAACGCTGCCTCTGACATATGTAGATTAGTAATGGTTTTAGATCTACCAAACTCAGTGTTCTCTGCTGTACCGATAATGTATCTTGCACCATTAGCACCGTTCTGCAACTCATACTTAGAGTTGTATTTAAGTGGTACTTTGGTATCGTTTGCTAACTCAAAGGCTTTGATGTAGTGCTTTACCCTAGCTAGTAGGTCCTGTGAGTTGTCTGCTATATCAGCAATAACTACCGATAGGCTGTTCTCTGTGAATAAGAAGTCCT